GCGGGAGCCCTGACGAGTGCGACCGACTCGCGAAGAGCTACGAGACGCAGAAAGGCCAGCTCTGGGCCGCTACCGGCTACACAGTCTGGCCCGAGGGAGTCGTCTGATGGACCGTTCGATCGTGATCACACTGATCCGCGAAGAATTCACGGAGAGCGATCTCCATGTCCCGCAGGCGGTCCAGCAGACCGAGCGGGACGTCTTCGCCGATGTGACCAGCGTCACCGGATCCGAGTGGTTCGAAGGCGGACGGAACGGCATCGTTCCAGAGTATCGCATGGTTGTATTCAAATACGACTACGAGGGAGAACAGCTCCTGCGATATAACGGGACGATCTACCAGATCTATCGGACGTACGACCGCCGGACGGACGAGCTCGAGCTCTACGTCGCCAAGCGCAAGGGCCCGGAGGGCGTCTGATGGCGCGGAAAAGGATCCAGCCGGTCGACCTCTCCGTCACCGTCTCCCAGATACTCGAGGACTATGGAGCGGACGTCGGAGAGATCCTCGACGAGGCGATCATCGACACTGTCGAGGACGCGGTCCACAAATTGAGAGCAGTTAATCGGTTCGCACCGGACGGGAATCCGACCGGGGCCTATAGTGCATCGTGGACCATGGAGCCGATGCGGGTCAGCCGCTACCAGATCAGTTACCTGATCTATAACGAGAAACATTATCGGCTGGCCCATCTCCTCGAATACGGACACGCCAAAGCGAACGGCGGACGCGTCTCGGCATATCCGCACATCGCGAAGATAAACACCGAGATAAATGTCGAGCTGGTCCGCAGATTTATGAGGAGGCTCGAGAGCATCAAATGAAAAAAGAATACTTCAGACAAATGCTCGGAATGTTTGAGACGTACGGGATCCCTATCACCTATTACAGCTACCCGGAGCGACAGGCTCCGGCTCTTCCATATGCCGTCTACTATTTCCCGGACCAGCGTCCGGAGTCCGCGGACGACATCAGCTGGACAGGGATCGCGACTCTCAACATCGAGCTATACACACGCGAAAAGGACTTCATGGTCGAGAGCAACGTCGACCGGATCCTTTCCTCGTACGGTCTCGTGTACACCAAGGCCGAGGCCTATATAAACACGGAGCACATGTTCCAAGTGCTCTATCAGATGGAGGAAATACTATGGGACGAATCAGATTCGGATTGAAGAATCTTTATTATGCAATCGCGACAGAGGGAGCAGGCGGAGCGCTCACATACGCGACACCGATCGCCGTTCCCGGTGCGAAAGAAATCTCTCTGTCAGCACAGGGAGAATCGTTCGATGAACCGGCCGACGACGTCGTCTGGTATCACGGCGACACAAACAGCGGTTACACCGGAACGCTGACATTCGAGGACACTGCCGGAGGCGACGCTTTTCTGGAGGCCGTGCTCGGGCAGACCAAGGACCAGAGCGATGTCGTCTGGGAAAAGGCGAGCGACATTCCGGTAGAGTTCGCACTGCTCGGCCAGTTCACTCTGGCAGGCGGCACCGAGACCGGGAAGAGATTCGCGCTGCTCAGATGCACAGCATCCCGTCCGGAATTCGCAGGACAGACGAAAGAGCCGAGCGGTCTGACAGTCAATACGAACCAGATCAACATCACAGCGATGCCGCGCATTAATGACGATGTCGTCAAAGCGACAGCCGTCAGCACATCGGCCAAGTATGCGACTTGGTTCGACGCGGTAGTAACGGAGTAATCAAAAGCGATGGAAAGGACAATCAACATCGGAGGGACTCCGGTCCCGATGAAAGCAACCGCCTCGACGCTCACCCGCTACCGGAACCAATACGGGCGGGATCTCATCGAGGACTTTGAAAAGGTTCAGAAAGCGACGCGCGGAACGATCACGAGCGAAGCGGTCGACATCTTCGTCCGCCTCTGCCATGTCATGGCGAGACAGGCGGACCCGTCGATCGACGCCGACCCATTCGACTGGGCCGACCGATTCGAGGTCTTCCCGATCCGGGAGATCCTCCTCCCGGTCGTCGACCTCTGGGCCGAGTCCATGGGAGCGAGAGTCGAGGAAGCCGAAAAAAAATAGTGAGGCCGTCCAGCCGTAAAGCAGGGACGGCCCTCATTTTGTTGAGATGCCTGCAGATCGGACTCAGGCCCGCGGACCTAGACGAGCTCACGCTCGGGATGGTCTTCGATATTCTGACCGAGAAGCAGAACGACGGCCACGAATACGAAGAGCAGGCAACGCAGGCAGACATCGACGCATTTTAAACGGAGGACGAAATGGCAAGCGGAAGAATTAAGGGAATCACGATCGAGATCGGCGGCGACACGACAGCGCTCGACAAGAGTCTGAAATCCGTCGACAAATCCATTCGATCAACGCAGAACGACCTCCGGGACGTTAACAAGCTATTAAAATTCGACCCGAAAAACACGGAGCTCCTCAAGCAAAAGCAGGATTTACTGGGGAAAGCGGTCGACGAGACAGCGACCCGCCTGGAAGCGCTCAAGGACGCACAGGCTCAAATGGACGCGTCTGGCGTCGACAAAAACTCCGACCAGTACAAAGGACTACAGAGAGAAATCATCGCGACAGAGCAGAATCTGAAGCGGCTGAAGGACGAGCAGAAGGACTTCGGCAACGTCGCAAGTCAGGTCCTTAAACAGGCCGGGAAAGAGGTCTCCGATTATGGCGCCAAGATCAAAGGTGTCGGCGATTCCATGACGAAGAGCGTCACCGCTCCGATCATGGCGATCGGGACGGCCTCGCTCGCCGCCTGGGGACAGGTCGACGAGGGCCTGGACATCGTGGTCCAGAAGACCGGAGCGACCGGAGACGCGCTCGCGGGCATGCAGGACTCGGTGAAAAATATCGCTAACACGATCCCAACGTCGTTCGCGGCGGCAGGCGAAGCGGTCGGCGAAGTAAACACGCGGTTCGGCCTCACCGGGGACGCGCTCGAGGATCTCTCGACGCAATTCATCAAGTTTTCGGAAATCAACGGGACCGGGCTCACGGCCTCAGTCGACGCGGCTCAGAAAGCACTGGCTGCCTTCGGGCTCGGCGCAGAGGATGCGGGAGCGTATCTCGACACGCTGACCAAAGTTGGACAGAATACCGGGATCTCCGTCGACACGCTCTCGAGCGGGCTCACGAAAAACGCTACAGCGTTCCAAGAGATGGGCCTCTCGATCGATCAGGCGGCGGTCCTGATGGGACAAATTGAAATGTCCGGAGCGGACACCAACGCGGTGCTGGGCGGCCTCTCGAAGGCCCTCAAAAACGCCAGCAAAGACGGTGTGAGCATGGACAAAGCACTGGCGGATCTTGAGAACTCGATCAAGAACGGGAAGAGCGACACGGAAGGCCTCGCGGCTGCCTATGAGCTCTTCGGAAAATCGGGCGATCAGGTCTTCAACGCTCTGAAATCGGGATCCCTATCTTTTCAGGCTCTCGGAGAAAACGCTCTCGAGGCAGGCGGCGCGGTAGAGGATACCTTCTCCGCAATGCAGGACCCGGCGGATCAGTGGCAGGTCGTTCTGAATAATTTGATGGAGCTCGGCTATGAAATCGGCGAAGCGATCATGCCCGCGATCCAGAAAGCAGTCGACGCGGTGATCCCGGTCATCCAGACGCTCGTCGGATGGTGGGAGTCGCTCGATGAAGACACGCAGAGTTTCATTGTGACCGCGGCGCTCGTCGTCGCGGCGATCGGTCCGGTGATCTCTATCATCGGCACGGTCACCGGCGCGATCGGCGGAGTCATCGGCGCGATCGGCTCCATCGTCGGAGTGCTGGGCGGTCCGCTCACTCTCGCGATCGGAGCGGCGATCGCTCTCGGCATCGCACTGTGGAAAAACTGGGACACGGTAAAGGTCAAAGCCGGGGAGATATTCACGGCAGTAAAAGATAAGTGGGAAGGGATCAAGAAATCAATCTCGGACGCGATCAACGGAGCCAAGGAAGCAGTCTCGACAGCGATCGAAAAGATCAAGGGCCTATTCAATTTTGAATTCAAATGGCCAAAGCTCAAAATGCCGCATTTTACGGTCCAAGGATCATTGAATCCTCTGACATGGCTCGAGAACGGAATGCCGAAGATCGGAGTCGAATGGTATCGGAAAGCCGCCCAGACTCCTTATCTATTCACCCAGCCGAGCATCATCGGCGTCGGCGATGTTCCAGAGGTCGTCATCGGTGCGGATGCATTCCGTCGGATGCAGTCCGGCGGGCCGACGATCAACGCGCCGATCACCATCGTGCAACAGCCGGGGCAGGACACGAGAGCGCTCTCCCGGGCAGTTATCAACGAGCTTAGAAACACACTCAACAGGGAGGGCCGAGGATTATGATCGGAAACAGCAATATTCTGCGCTCCTTCTACATCGACGGAGAGAGCTCCGCCGACTATGGTCTTTTAATCACAGGCGAGGCCGTCTGGGATGGCGCCGCGTACGACTATGAGTTTGTACAGATCCCCGGGAGATCCGGGGATCTCGTCCTCGACAACGGGAGATTTCAGAACATCACGGTGACATATCCGTGCGCGGTCCGGGACCTCTCAAAGATGAGTGCGATTCGCTCATGGCTCCTGTCAAAGCGCGGATATCATCGCATCACGGACGACTACAATCCGAGCGAGTTCCGCATGGGAGCGGTGATCGACGGACTCTCCGTCGACCCGTTCAAAGCGCAGGCCGGGACCTTTACGGTCTCATTTAACTGCAAGCCGCAGAGATATCTTGCGACGGCAGACAAGGAACAGGAATTCGCCCTCATGGCGCTCGATTCGGCGGCGCATGAATACGTAAGTCAAACATACCCGGCATTCGGCTGGGCGACCCTATACGACGATCAGTGGAAAACGGGAATGACCGCGGCGGAATGGCTCCCAGCGCTGGAGCGCGTGATCATAGACATGATCACAGACGCTCAGACATACACATTCACGCGGGCAGACTGCGAGGCGGCTCTCGATCTCACGACCGGAGGCGTCGATCTGTACACGCTCGCCGGGATCTCCGGAAACGCTCAGGTTCAGGTGGTCGTCGATCATTCGGGCTATTATGCAGCCGGATATATGACGCTCTTCCGATACGAGACAGAGAATCGAGAATACAGATTCGGGACGCACATCCCGATATATAATCCGACGCCATATGTCGCGAAGCCGTCGATTCGATTCTTCGCGCAGAATACAAACGGCAACGATCAGGAATTCATATTCGGGACCGGGATCGCGGAGATCGAGATCGAGATGAATCCGTATCTCTCGGACTCGGGGAAAAAATTCATTATCGACTCCGAGATGTATCAGGCCTACACGGTCGACACGGACGGAACGATCGGAAACGGGAATGCATACGTGACTGCCATCGGCGGCGCGGTCCATCTCCCGGAGCTCAATCCTGGACAGAATTACATCCATGCATACTTGCTGACAGATAACACGCTGTCTGCTCTCGTCTATGCGTACATAACGCCGAGGTTCTTCTGTATATGATCCCGGTAATCTATGCAGGCAACGAGACCAGCTTCTCATCGCTCGGAATCGGATCGGTCCCGGAGGCGATCTCATGCATCGCCGACGAGGTCCGCAACCAGAGCAACACGCTGACGCTCGTCGCACCGATCGACGCAACGCAGAGGGACGCTCTCAGCGAGGGAAACATCATTCTTGCAGACACGAACGAGAGGCTCCGCAGACAGCCGTATGAGATCGTCAAGACGGAGGAGAGCCTCGCGGACGGGCGGATCATCGTCTCGGCACAGCATGCCGCCTACAGGCTACGATATAGCGTCGTGAGACAGATCTCCGGGACAACGGTCTCGGAGGTCTTCAATGCGTTTAAAACAGCCGCCTCGATGGTCGAAGAAAACGGCTTCACATTCTCGTCGGACATCGCAACGAGCCACGCGGTCAGCTATAACTACATGAGCGTATGGGACATCCTGCACGGGACGGAGGGATCTCTCATCGATACCTTCGGAGGCGTCATCGAGATGGACAAATTCACCATCAAGCTCAACAGCAGACGAGGGCAGGACAACGGTGTCGTGGTCCCGTATGGGAAAAACCTCGTCGACCTCGAGAGGGACATCGACTCCGGCGACATCATCAACGGAATCTTCCCGGTGTACTCCTCCGGCGGCGAGATCACGGTCACCGGGACCGCTGTCCAGTATTCTGCCAACGCGTCCCGCTATTCTTACAAGCGGACCGAGGTCGTCGATTTTTCCAATCAGTTCGGTCAGACGGTCCCGACCCCGGCCCAGCTCGACGCGGCAGCTGCTGCGATGGTCAACGGGCAAGGCCTCCCGCAGGCAACGCTCACGGGATCATTCATCCCGCTTAAAAGTACGCTCGACTATCAGGACTTCGGAGCGCTCGAGTCGGTCGCAATGGACGACCTGATCCGCTTCTATGTCCCCCGGATGAATGTCGACATCTCGACCCGCGTCGTCGCGACGCACTGGGACGTTCTCCGCGAGAGATACGAGTCCGTCGAGGTCGGAGACGTAAAGCAGACGATCCGACAGGCAATCGCGGCAATTTAAGGAGAATAACATGAGCATAAACAGCATTACGCAGAACATCTTTCTCGAGATGGTCCGGGGAGATACCCTCGGAGTCGCTCTCGAGATCGCCAATCTCTCCGCAACGATCAGCGAGGTCACAATGACATGCCGCCCGAGCTATGGCTCGCCGACGGTCGTATTCTCGGGATCTCTCACGGGCGGTGAGGTAACGGTCGACAGCGGTCGGATATATATCTGCATCCCGCCCAGCGCGACCGAATCGGTCACTCCGGGAATGTATGTCTATGACATCGAGATCAAATCCGGGAGTGATGTCTATACGCCGATGATCGGAAACCTCCGCATTCTATACGGAGTAACGGAGGAGGCCTGATATGCCAGAGTACAATTTCACATTCGACTGGAACCGGATCACGACGATCGGAAAGGTCAAGATCCTTGTCGAACAGGTTGTCGGCAATCCCTCACAGGAGGCCCTCAACGCGGCCGTGGCCGCATATATCGAGAATCACCCAGGAGCGCTGAGTCCGCTCTCACAGGCAACTAAATCCGCACTGCTCGACATTGCGGAACATGTTGCCTACATCGATGCCAACGGACAGAGCAGATATGATGCTTTAGATGCCGCCTTAAATGCGAAGGCACTGCTGTCAATCACGGCTGTTTATACTCAGAGTGGAACGGTATACGACACGGACAGTCTGGATTCGCTGAAAGACGATTTGGTGGTCACTGCGTATTATGATGACGGAACGAGTGCAGATGTGACGAGTGCTTGCGCACTGTCAGGAACACTGACAGAAGGGACGAGTACTATCACTGTGACGTTCAGTGGAAAGACGGCAACGTTTGAGGTGACGGTATCAGCACCACTCTATGCGTTTGTGAACGGCACACATACATTCACTACTCCTGCGCATAAAGTGACGGTTGAAGATGGAAACGTAGTTACGATTGAACACATTAATGTTGCAAAAGCAATACAGGCAAATATCTCGAATGTCTTCGGAAACGGTGCAACAGCAGACACATCGACAAATTACGCATCATCGACCGCAATATTTACGATTCCAAGCGGGGCAAGCGTTAAGTGCGTATTTACTCCTTTGATTGTCGAATACAGCACCAGTGCCATGGGCGGGAGACCGCTCAATTTCACATTCCAAGGTGTTAATGGTGCGGCAGTCCCGACTGGCTTTGCGTTTATGCACAATCAGAATATGAGCACATTGACTGTTGGTACACCGATAATCGAAGAATACACGCTCGATACTGACGTGCCAATTGGGTGCATCGGTACATGGATGAGTTCTAGTTCTACAGCAACTGCGAAAGTAAAAGGAAGTCTCGAACTGTATGTCAATGGAGTGAGGTGGATTTAATGCATGTGTACGATGTCGCAGGAACCGCTTTATCTGCCATCTATGACCGCTCTGGAGCAAAACTTCAGAAAGCGTATGACATTGAGGGGGATATTGTTTACACAGAAGATACACGGCAGTGGTTAGACACAGCGGTCATCACTGCACTGCCGACTATTTCTGTAGCAGGAGTCAAGCAGGGTGGATGTACTGATGGAGAATACATCTATCAGTGCAGTGGCGATAGTTCGAATTACACCTATATGCAAATCATCAAATACAAGATATCGGACGGCACTTATACGGTGAAACGCTTCGATGGGACACCGAACTTCGGGCATGCCAACGACATGACTTACAATCCGAAAACGGGTTATCTGTATGTCTGTACAATGCTTGAAGATGGGTCAATCATTGTCTTAAACGCAAACGACCTCAGTTATGTGGAGACAATCTACATTAAAAACTATGAGGGCAATGCATACAGAGTGTGGCAATTCTGTTATGACAGAAACCTTGATGTATATTACTCGTCATGCGGTGCTACAGAATGGGATCCGACAAGTGTGTGTGTGTATGATGCTAACTGGGAATGTCTTGAACAGCGAGGGCTTGCGAATATTCCAAGCGCAACTATGCAGGGGAGCGAGACGGATGGTACTTACTACTATCGGATTCTGTACAATCCCAACATCATCAATGTGGTTGATTTAACGACTGGTGAACTGGTAAAGAACATCACTAATCCTGTCACTAGAGAACCAGAGGCGATTATGTATGACTGGAATGGGAACTATTATTTCAGCGGATACAACACACCGTCACTGTTCTACCGTTTGAAGATGTTCGAAGGAGGCAACTCATGACCTACGACAGAATGGTCTTCGGAATGCATCATCTTAACATCTCACAGATCGGTAGCAAGTATGATGGCAAGAATCACCTGTCGCATACCAGTTACGAACTCGATCTGGCAGGTGAAGATGCAGGGGTGGACTACTACTTCAATAAACTGCCGAACACATGCTTTAAATGCACAGGAAGGTTTGGTACGAAGAGTACTGGCAACACGTTCTTTTTCGTTACCTGCGATTCAGTAGGGCACGTCAAAAAAGTGCTGTGTGCAGACGGCATGTACCGAGTGATTACGCTTGCTATGACGCACAGCAACTGGTCACCGACCATCGGCAAAGTCTACGGCTATGGTTCCGTCTGCTATAAGGAAGGGACTTCTGGGTATGCCCTTGGCAACCATATTCACTTGGAAGTCTGCGAGGGCTTAGTCACTCGGAAAGTGCCCAATGTTAAGGGCTACTACAATCTGCCCGGAATGTTGGATGCACGCAAAGTGTTCTGGATTCTTGATGGATGGACAACGGTAGTGCAGACGCAGGGACTTAAGTTCATGCACTGCAAGAGCGTGGCTGTGGAGAAGATTGATTACAAGGAGGATACTGCCCCAATGTATTTTTATGCTGACAAGATGCCCTGCAGAATCAGGGCAAAACTTGAGTTCAAAGATGGGACGCCAGTTGGCAAGATTCTTGCGACCATGCCAAAAGGATCCAAAGCACTTATCACTCATTTCACTAATCGTCACGAAAAAGACGCTGAAGGATTTGAGTGGTTTCAGGTCAAATATGAAACGCCATCTGGCGAAATCATTGAGGGATACGTGCAGGGAGACCTTGGAGCGTATCTGATTAAGAGGGTTTAAAGATGAAACTTAGTGATGCTGCTTATGACACACTCAAATGGATGGCAATCAACTTTATTCCATCCCTTGCCACATTCGTTGGTGTTGTCGGTCTTGCATTTGACTGGCAGTACACCGCCGTAGCGACCACCATCATCAGTGCTGTTGGAGCGTTCATCGCAGGATGCATCCGTATGAGCGTTGCCGAATATGAGAAGGCGAAGAAACAGGAGTACGAAGGAACCGATGACGAATGATATCATCCTCGGCTACATCGTCACGATAATCGTGGCTGTGCTTGGGTCGAGTTGGGTGGGAGACGTGCTCAAGGCTCATAGAGAGAAGAAGGCTGGCGTGGTGACCACAAATCAAATTCTGGAAGCAGTCAAATCTCTCAGAGCCGACTTTGACGAAGAAAAGGCTGTGCAAGCAAGAGTCAGGATCGTGAAATTCAATGATGAGATATTAACGGATCAACGGCATTCGAAAGAATCGTTTGACCAAGTCCTGTCGGACATCGACACATACGACCGCTATTGCTCTAGCCATCCTCAGTTCGTTAACTCAAAAACTAAACTCTCCTCAGAGAACATTCGAAGAACCTATCAGGAATGCGAGTCGAAGCACTCATTTCTCTGAGCATAACTATTTGCTTATCTAGTGCAAAGAGCCTCGGTGTCTTCCATCGCCGGGGTTCTTTTTTATGGTAAAATTGAAGAACAGAGGCAGATAATGCCGATGGCAATCCGCATGTGGGCTGAGTGATGGAACCGCTCAGTCTTTTTTATCGTTCAAAAAATGAGCAGTATCGCTCAAAAATTGGACGATATCGTTCAATCATTCATGCATGCTTGGTACACTTCCCGGTACAAAAGTTCCCAAAAAAGTTCCCAAAAAATGAAAAAGCCCTATAAAATAGGACTTTTTCGCACTACTTAGAGTGAGCGCTAAGAGATGATTACACGATGCCATTTCGTGTCGAGTTAATTTACTCATTTGACCAGAAAATGACTAAATTAAAGCATTTTTGAGTAAATTGAAGGAGTGTTTATGAAATGACAGTTGCTGTCGGCATTTGTCGGGGTAATTCGGGACGTTTGTTCCCAAAAAGTTCCCAAAACTTTTTAACGCACGTTAACGCATGCGTGCGTTAGGCTAACGCTCACGACAGATTGCGTGCGTTAACTGCTTCCTTGCGCTCCTCTTCGTCACTCCATGAGTAGTACAAGGACATGTCTGCTCTTGCGTGTCGCATGAGTGACTGGAGCGTCTTTACGTCCGTGACTTTCGATACCTCACGTGCGAAGAGATGACGAAGCATGTACTGAGTGAAGTGAACCTTGGCTTTTTTGCTGACGTTGCGGATCAGTGAGCATGCGACCTTTGTGTCCATCGGCAGTCCGTCAATGTCAGCAAGTAACGGTGCTGTGTCGTACTTCTGGAGCATTTCTTTGAGGTAAGGAACCAGTGCATCAGCGATGGGAACGTCTGCGGAACTGTCACGGGTCTTCAGCGTGATGATCTGACGCTCTTCTGAAGCCGTGGTGCCACATCTTCTGCGGATATGAAGAACACCTCGTTCCAAATCGATGTCCTCTCTGAAGAGCGCATATGCCTCTTGTGGACGAAGCCCTGCGTACAACTGGAGCATAAGAGCATAGTAGATGACTTCACATCTGTAGCGTGTAGTTGGATTATCCGTGCCGTATTCGCTGAGCGCATCGATGAAAGTCTGGAAGTCTTCGTAGGTGGTGCGAGTCTCACGCTTCTGAGGAACGACCTTGCTCTCATAGTTCACGACTGCCTGAGTCTTGTCGGGAATGGGTAACTCCTCGATAGCGCAGACACGATAGATTTGTTTCCAAATCGTCAGGAGATGTTTGACCGAATTGGTGCTGTGAGTTTCACCGTACTGGTTGAGGCTTCGTTGGATATCGGCAGTGGTGACTGCCGATATTTTTTTATTTGCCAGACTGCCGATGCCGTTGCGGAACATGATGTCATGCTTGCGCTTGGATTCGGTCGAGAGGACGATATAGTCCGTTCTGCGGTCGTAAAGTTCCTGCACGGTCGGTTCTTCAAAAATGATCTCATCGGCTTCCAGAGAGCGCAGAATCGCATCTCTCGAATCGATGGCGTCTTGCCAACATGATCCGACTGTCGTGTACTGGTCAAATCTGAAGGTGCCGCCGCTTATGTATCTGCGCTTGCCGTTGTGTATGGTGCTGACTTTAACACGGAGCGAGTCACTGCGCTGTTCAATATATTTTTCTTTTCGATGTTTTCTTGCCATGATTATTCCTCGATTCCTTCGAAGAACTCGGACAAGGTGACACCAAGGATGTCACAGTAGTCGCTGAGATTCTTCGCTAGTATTGATCTTTTACCCGTTTCCCAACAATGAATGGATGCATGAGAGCAACCCAAGCGTTCTCCTACATCACGCTGTGAAAGTCCTTTTGCTTCTCTTAATTCTTTTAGTCGTAAGCCTATTGCCAGTTCAATGTCTTTCATATGGTTACTCCTTGTTTACAAGCATATAATAGCAACAAAAACGGCAACAATGCAAATATTACGAAATTGTTGTTGACAAAGAGTAACCAGCACGTTTAAGATATGAGTGCGGTTACAGAGAGTAACCAGTAGAAAGGAGCGATATGGAAGACGTAAAACTCAACGTTCGGGCACTGGCTGCAAACATGAAGATTTCTATCAAGGAACTCGCTGAACTGGCAGGAATCAAGCCGGACAGACTGCTTGCAATCTCAAATGAAAGAGTGCCCATGTACGCCAAGGAACTCTGGGCACTGTCAAGAGTGACTGGGGTTCCTGCCGAGAATATTAAGGTTTAATTATTTTTTTACGCTAAGTGGTTACGGAGAGTAACCAATAAGGAGAGCAAATGAACGTACTTGTAGCATGCGAAGAGTCTCAGGCAGTGTGCAGTGCATTCAGAGCAAGAGGACATAGAGCATTCAGTTGTGACATACAGCCATGCTCAGGCGGTCATCCAGAATGGCACATTCAAGGAGATGTCTTACCACTGCTCAACGGGAATTGCACGTTCACTACCTCTGACACACACACACACACACAGAATGGGCGCTGGGATCTACTCATCGCACATCCACCGTGCACGTACATTTCAAACGCTGGAGTTCGGTTCTTGTATCCGGGTGGAGACGGGATCTTAAACGAGGAGCGGTTGAAAAAAGGCATAGAAGCAACGCACTTCTTCCTGCGATTCCTTTACGCCGATTGCGAAAAGATAGCCATTGAGAACCCAATCCCGACACGAGTCTACTGCTTGCCACCATACACACAAGTCATTCAACCGTGGATGTTTGGACATCCGTTTCAAAAGAAAACATGCCTGTGGTTAAAAGGGCTGCCACCGTTGATGGCAACAGAAATCTGTGAGGAGAGGCAGAGCAGTAAAGTTCCGGGAAACTGGTTCAATCACGGCGGTAAGGATCGCCAGAAGAACAGAGCGAAAACATTCCCCGGCATTGCCAAGGCAATGGCAGAGCAATGGGGATAGAAAAGGAGATCAGAAATGACACACGATTTGACAATCAGAGACTGCTTGTACGCAGTCCACAAGCACTACGGCATCGACATGACAGAGGTCGATGGCTACCCACAGACATTCGGTTTCAAGAACAAGAAGGTGAGCATGAAACTGTACCGCCTTCCTGACGGACAGATTCGGATGCAGATCATTCCGCTCGATGATGTCATCAACGACAAGTACGCAGACATCGACACATTGAATGACCTGTTCCGTGCACTGGAACCGTGGAGACAGTTCATCGAGACAAAACAGATGTCGCTGTTCGGATGGGCGGCATGATGCTCCGGGCAGAAGAGTGCTACAGCACCGATGAGGTGGCAGACCTGCTCAACACGACCCGTGAAAAGGTCGGATGGTTCAGAATGTTCGGACTGCTGAACGGAACCAAGACAGGCAAGGGCTACACATATCGGGCAAGCAGTATCAATCGCTTCCTTGAGATGACTGAGGGTGCTGACATCAGCAACCGTCAGAAGATCAAGGCGTTTGCAAAAAGAAAGGGACTAGCCCGACAGTGACTAGTCCGCAATCAGAAATGACAAGGAGATTATAACACATGGCAGAAGAAAGAACCAGAGAGGACTATCTGCACAAGATTGGCGAACTGGAAGATGTCATCGAGGTGCAGGAACACACAATCGCAGAAATGCAGAAGACCATTGATAAGTACATAGAGAAAAACAGTTTTTATGAAGCACAGATTTATAAGCACGAAGAAGAACAGGACGAACTGTTGAATCAGATCGCTCAGATGCGTGAACTGAACGACAAGATGTACGTCCTGTTCACGGAATCACAGTGGAAGGTTCGGCAGTACGAAGAAAGCGAAAAGAAGAAACGGTTCATCCCGTTAGGAGGAGAGGAATGACGCGCAGAAGATTAAGACCATGGGTGGTCATGGCAATCAGCGTATTTGTAGGCACCACAGTCGCACTGATGCTCATTATCGCACTGTGCGCAACGTTTGAAGCACTGACAGGATTCAACCCTTTGTGGCTGATGGGGAGCATGTGATGAGAAACCCGGAACATCGTTATACCGACCTCAAGTGTCGGAACATTCGGTGGTTCACCGAAGCGCCTGACCCCATCGATGAGCAGAATTACATCGGTGACAAGATCGATTTGCAGGTTCTTGCAGAAGTAGACGGACGCTTTATCTCAGGGCACTGGGAACTGAGCGGAACAGAGTGGCTGACGGTCATCTTCGTACCCGACTGGCTGACGAAGGAAATCATCTCTGCCGATGAGATTGACTTCTGGTGTTACGTGAGGGCAATCGTATGATCCATCTCACGAAGGTAAGACGGAAATGGTCGGGAGACGTTTCCAAGGATCGGAACAAGTTCATTGGTGGTAGCGATGTTGGAACCATCATGAACTTAAACCCATACAAGTCACCGTACGCATTGTGGGCTGAGAAGACAGGTCTCATCACTCCCGAAGACATCAGTGATGTTGAATCGGTTTGGTGGGGCGTTCAGGAAGAAAGCCTGGTTGCCAAGCGGTTCTGCATGAAGACAGGGAAGAAGGTTAAACGGTCGGCGTATGAGTTCGCCTGTGAAGAGTACCCGTTCTTGGTGGCTCACGTGGATCGTATGGTTGTTAAAGAACCTGCAGTCCTTGAGTGCAAGACGACATCTTCCTGGAACAAGTGGGACTACAACGGCGGTGAGGTACCGCCAGCGCACTACTGCCAGTTGATGTTCTACCTGCACATGACAGGACTGCCGACTGGGTACCTTGCCACAAAACGTGACAATCAGTTCTATATCAACACCATCGCCAAGGACTACGAGTTCATTGATCTGATGATGGAGAAATGCATCGAGTTCTGGCATCTCGTAGAAACAAAAACACCGCCAGAAATTGACGGATCTGAATCGACAGCAAAAGCACTGGCACAGGTCTATGGTCAGTCGGATCCCGAAGAAGAAGTCAGTCTCGCTGGATTCGAAGACAAACTGGATGCGCTGGACACGATTAAGTACAACGTAGGCCAGATGGAGTCCTTAAAACGGGAGTATGAAAATCAGATCAAGGAGTTCATGAAGACCGCAACAAAAGGAACATGTGAGCATTACACGGTCACATGGAGAGAAAACAAAAACGGAACAAGATCGTTCCGAGTGATTAAAAAGTAGAAAGGAGAAACGGTCACGGGCATCTGTGGGTGCAGTAGCATCCAAAGTCATAGCAAAATATGACAACTCATGTCTGCACATAACATGACACGGCAGGGCAGGACAATTTATCACACCTCATCACATCACATAACATTGCAGTACACTGCATCCTCACATGCTCGTGACCACAAACAATCATGACAGAAGCAAAGAAACCAAACATGCCTACACGGGCAAACAACGCACTGGCTGACGCAAAGAAAGCCACATTTGCAGCAGTCATCAAATCTGATGCTGTGCAGAAGTCTCTGAGTTCAACATTGGGAGACATGGCACGTGCGAAGACATTCACTGCATCCCTCATCAGTGCAGTCAGCACAAACCCTGCGCTCAGGGACTGCGAGCCGATGTCGGTCATCTCATCTGCACTGCTTGGTGAGTCGCTGAACCTCTCGCCATCACCGCAGTTAGGGCAGTACTACATCATGCCGTTCAAGGACAACAAGGCAGGAACGACCAAAGGCACATTTGTACTCGGCTGGAAGGGGTACTACCAGTTAGCACTCCGTTCCGGTCAGTACAAGAACATTGATGCCGTAGCAATCAAGGAAGGCGAACTGGTCAATTATGATCCGATTACAGGCAACATCGAACTGCGTCCTATCTCAGATCCTCTTGAAAGAGAACGGGCAAAGACCGTTGGCTACTACGCTTTCTTCGAATTGAACAACGGGTTCCAGAAGAAACTGTACTGGTCCAAAGAAAAGATGGAAGCACATGCAAGCAAGTACTCAAAGGGCTACTCGGCACACAAGGGATACACGTTCTGGGAAAAAGACTTTGACGCTATGGCACTGAAGACCATGTACCGTCAGTTGATTTCCAAGTACGGCATCATGTCCATCGAGATGCAGACGGCAATGGTAAACGACATGACGATTCAGCCTGATGTTACCAGCACGGATGAAGCACCCGTGTACTTCGATTCCGGGACGGGAGAAGTAATCGAAGGCGAGTTCACGGAAGTGGTGCAGGATGGCTCCGCTTCCTGACCGCAGATGGAGGCGAGCCGATGGGTGGATAGTTAGGAACCTGACACTATACGGAAACAGTCTGGTTCCTAGAAGCACTGTAAAGGTGCTGAAGAGGATGTTCGGTGAGGAACAGTGGAAGGAGACAACCGAAGCCATCCTCTCGGCAATATTGCTTGAGCAAGGCACGTTGACAATAGGTCAGCGTGTCTGGCTTGAGCCGTCACGTGTACGCAAGGGTGACTGGATAGCGAGGTGGTATTGATGGCAGGGTTCATATTGATTGACCGTAAGATCCAAGACTGGAAGTGGTGGCACAACGGCACAGGCAGAAGCATGTGGCTGTACCTGCTCATCGAGGCGAACTGGAAAGAGGGCTATCTCAGTGACGGGACATGCGTTCCAAGAGGTTCGCTGGCACGAAGCCTAAGAAGGATGGCGGATGAGTCTGGTTACTCGGTAAATACAGTGCGGTATTGGCTTAAAAAGTTCACCGAAGAAGGTGCAATCAGTGTGTCTACCACACACGGTTATACCGTCATAAACATCTTAAAATACGTGGATTATCAGGATTTGAAATCGTACCATGGTACACCGACTGACACACTAACTGATACACCGACTGATACAGAGCGTGAATATTTTGATACACCGACTGATACAGTGACTGACACACTGACTGATACTGATAGAACTCAGAAAACTCATAAAACTCAGAAAACTCATACTAGTAATACAGGGACACACATGAAACGACCATCTATCGAGGAAGTCCAAGAGTACATCACGCTGAATAATTACGCAGTCAATGCAGAGAGTTTCATCGACTACTACGAGAGCAATGGGTGGAAGGTTGGACGTAATCCGATGAAGAACTGGAAAGCATGTGTCCGTACTTGGCACAAGAAAGAAGAAGAGCGCAGAGCACAGCAACGCTCACAGAAAGGAGTACTTCCGTTTTGAACTACGAAGAAACAAGGAGCATCCTCACGATTCTCAAAGTCAACTACCCACAATCATTCCGTGGATACACAGCGGAGACTGGCAAGGCATTCCTTGACTTGTGGGCAGAGGCATTCACTCATGAACCAGTGGAACTGGTCGTGAAGGCAGTCAAGAGCATCATCTACACAGACCCAAGAGAGTTTGCTCCCAATATTGCTCAGGTCAAACTGAAGATGGGAGAGATAGTCAACGGGGATGTGGCTACTCCAGAGGAAGCGTGGAACAGAGTCATCAAGTCTGCACGCAGAGCACTTCCGGGAGACTACGAAACGCAGAAGGCGCTGTGGGAGACGCTCCCACCGCTGGCACAGAAGATTTACGATCCTGCTGACCTTGCCACACTTGGTATGCGGTCAACGCAGGACAATGACAACTACTCCCGACCTGCATTCTTGAAGCAGTATCGGGAGATGCTCAGAAAGCAGATCGAGCAGGGCATCATGGACAACGCAACAGCCCTGCCGTACGAACCAAGAAAGATGATAGGAGAAAACGATGAATAAATCATGGATTTGTGGAAGAACCACCCGTGCCATTGATCTGCAGAAGACTCAGAATGGTGTCTCTGTAGTCAAGTTCACGGTGGCAGTAGACAGAAGAGGCAGAGACAAGGGAACAGACTTCATCCCGGTCACCGCATTCGGCAATCTGGCTGAGGCAGTGGCTAAGTTTGTAGGCAAGGGTGACCGCATCGGCGTTGATGGGCACATCAGGATCGAGACCCGTGATACCAGTGACGGCAAACGGACATACTTCGATATCATCGCTGATAACGTGGAGTTCCTGCAGAGTTCCAAAAGACCCGAATCGCACTACGCAACCCCGGAGGATTACAGAGATGCCTCTGTAACGCCCTCACAATTGCCACAGCAATTGAATCAGGGTCAGGATGAAGACTTGGTCATGCCAGATGATCTTCCGTTCTGAGGGGCTAAAAAGTGGGTTCTCGCATGAGTGAAGAATTGGAACACATCAAGGCACGGCTGAACTACCTCAAAGCCAGACGGACATATCTGCGTGAGGACATACCGATTCTGGAACAGAACCGGGACTGGGCAGATGTCAACGCATCTGCTCAGACTTGGTACCACGCAAATGTGAAAGTCAATGTGGCAAAGCGGGAGTTGAAGAAAGTGATTGCCGAGATTGAAGAGTTAGAGAGAAAGAAAATCGAATTGAAAATGAAAGAGGAGTGGAAGGTATGAGCGACATTAGCGGATCAACAATCATCGCAATCGTTGATGCATTAATCGGTGAAACGGCACCATATGGTGACACGTACGTTGACCACGAAAGATTGTGCAATCAGCAGAAACTGAAGGAACTGACAAACCACCTGATAGACAGGTTGCATCTCAATGCAAAATACCGCAAGCGTGTGGAGTACTCAATGAGGCAGATTGGCGAGGATGCCGCTGGGTTCCTAGGTGACATGGTCGAAGAATACGAACTGGATAAGTTTGTGAGGGATGAAGAATGACAGTTTACGAACTGATTCAGTATCTTGCACAGTGCGAACCTGATTTGGCAGTCAGGTTTAAAGTTTGGGCAACTCCCAAACAGATCGAGGAATATTCCGAGGAGTGGAAAGGCGTTGACGATGAGGTCTGCTTCAAATGCGAAACCGTTGATGAAGTTGGACCGTCATGGACACCGTCTGGGTGGATTGAGGTAGTACTCAGAGTGGAGGATTTATGAGCAGATATGTAGATGCAGATGAACTGCTGAAAGAGGCGGACTTATATATCGAAAGACTGCAAAGGATGTATAAACGTAGGCTGAGAAAAGGCGAGGTTGGTGTATTTCTCGACTTAAAAGCGATTGCCGAAGAGTGTGCAACGGTTGATGTAGTACCTGTCAGACACGGTCATTGGATGGAAGAAGTTGACCCGGAAGAGGATTGCTGGAACGAGGAAGTGGTGACCTGCTCCTGTTGTAACGAGCAAATCCGAGTGCATGAGACAGACAACACTTACTTCCTGCCGACACGGAGGACGTTAAAGTATTGTCCTAATTGTGGGGCAAAGATGGATGCTGAGAGGGAAGAATGAGACTCATCAACGCGGATTCGTTGAAAAAGAATCTTATCAAGTGGATGAAGCAGGATGACCCGACGCATCCGTCAGAGATACCGCCTCTGGATGACATGATCGTATCAACCATAATGACGGTTGATGAAGAGCCCACAGTCGAGGCAATCCCGGTCGAGTATATCAGACATTGGATTCATGCATTGAATCGCGTCAGAAGTAACGGCAAGTTTTGGGCAGCAATGGTATTGCAGGCGTTGCTTGATGCATGGGCACGGGCAGAGAGGGAAGAAGAATGACAGGTGACAAGGTAGCAAAGCAGCTCGAGAGAGATGCCGTCGCCTATAAAGCAGGATTCGCGGACGGATACCGAGCGGCAAAGGCCGAACAGATCCGGTGCAAGGATTGCAAGCACAGACCGAGCGATCCGCACAACGAGCAGTGCGGCAACAGGATAGAGTTTCCCGACGACGTATGCCCGTGCCAATGCGGCGACCCATGGTACAACTACATGCCGGAGGATGACTGGTATTGTGCCAGCGCAGGGAGAAAAGAAGAATGAGACTGGTCAAAGTCGGATCACTCGCCGCGGAAATAGAGAAACGCGAGAAGAACGAGAGATTTCTCTCGAAATACGAGGTTGGCATCAATGACGGGCTCCGGACCGCAGAGATGGTGGTCGAGGACGCTCCGACGATCGAGGCGATCCCGATCACATTCATCTGGGACTTCATGGACAAGATCGAGGAAGAGATCGCCCAGACGGACGACAGCGATCCCCGCATGCCTGGGCTCTGCGCACGTCACAACGCTCTCAGAGCTCTGCTGCAAGCATGGAAAGAAAAAGAAGAGGAGGAAAAAGAATGATTGAAGACTGCGTATTTGTAATTATGATTTCATCTTTACTCGGGGCTTTCACCCTCGCATTGATGGCAGTCGCATGGACGCTGTTCGAGGAGACAGAGATCGGTCAAATGATAATCGAGAGAATCCGGTCGCGATTCGAGGACGACGACGAATGAGACGCCGCCCGCCATGGAAGGCCGAGAGCGCTCGCATCCGGGCAGAGATCACAGCCCGCAAAAAGCAGGTGATCCGGCTCGATGCCAAAGCGCTCACCTTCCGCCAAGAGTACCCGATCACGATCGAGGCATCCGCCTTCGAGAATCCGCTCGATGATCTCTGGTGGGAAGCGGTCGAAGAAATCTATCGGAGAAAACTCACGGACATGATCCTCGCAACGATCCGGAAAGAGGAGCTGATCTCCGTCGAGCAGGTCAAGCGCGAGGACGGTATCAAGCAATGGCGAGCGACCCTGCGAGTCGTCAAATGAGCGGATGCAATATCCCGGAACCGTCAAAGGTTCCACAGGCACCAAAGAGAGGAGAACAGAAAAACATGAATAGCGATAAAGAAAAAGAGATCGACCAGCTCAACGACATGATCAGAGAGCTCCGCGAAGAGCGGGACGCGATGGAGCGGGAAATGAAACACTGGTATCAGCTTGCGAAGAGCTACGAGCGCACGATCCTGAAGCTCGTGACAGCGCTCACCCGGGAGGGCGACGATGTCGAAGAATAAGCCTGGGCGGACATACGGGACGCCGATCAAGGCGGACGTGATCCGCGCAGAATTGAAGCGGAGACACTGGACAGTCCAGCGGCTCGCCGATGAAATCAATTACAGCAGGCAGGCGGTGCAGGGATCTCTCGGTCTCGGACGGATGACCGAGGAGATGATCTCTCTCGTCGCCGCTGCCATTGGAAAGACTCAGGAGGACATCGTCGTATGAGCCGGGCAGACAAAGCAATCGCAAGAGCGCAAAACGTTATATGGAAAGAGATCGGTCGGATCTCCGCCCGCATCGAGGGACTCAAAGAGAAATATCCGTCGGACATGTTCGGCGGGAAATGGGAGGAAAAAGCATTCGACCTCGATGCCGATCGGGACAAGCTCAAGCGCTACCTGGACCGGATGAAGCAGGCAGAGCAGGAGGAGTTTGATCGGATCACCGCGTCGGAGGAGATCGCGCACATGTATGTTAAATTGCAGGCATACAGAAACGCGCTCGCGGAGGTCGATCCCTTCGCGCTCCAGAAACTCGACAGGAGGTTCGGAAAGTGATCCGAGGGCCGAAAGATCCATCAGGCGACGACACGCCGATCGGACTCGACGACACGATCGAAGAGTCCCTGCAGGAGATCCGCGACGAATGAACAGAGCGACGCTTGAAGAGTACTACTCCATAGCCTCGAGGATCCAAGCGATCGACGAGGAGATCCGGACGCTCTACTCGCCCAATCTCGGCGGCGGTGGCAACGTGATCGGTGCCGGGAGAGTATCCGTCCGGATGCCGCACTCCCAGACGGAAGAGACAGCGCTCAGGGTGACCGCGCTCCGGGAAAAGCTCGAGGCAGAGCGGGAGAGACTCCTATCCCTTGCGGAAGAGATCGAGGCCTGGCTTGACACGGTCGAGGACCCAGAGATCGAGGCAATCGTCCGGTGGCATTATCTACTCCGATGTAATTGGAACGTGACGACGCTCAAGGTATACGGGTACAAAGACTACTGGTATGCCCGGAAAAGATTATTCCGATATTTTGAAAAAATAGAAGATTGTCCAAATTGACCAAATGGTCCGCGCTACTATGTAACCATGAGAAGAACGACGAGAGCAGGCGTCGTTCTTTTCTGTCGCTACGGGACCGGGGCTTTTTTATAAGAGCGGGCGCTCATATTGTTCCTCCTCCAGACTCCTTTCACCCGGTCCCATTTTTTATTAAACAGACGGAGGTCAGATCATGGACGACGATGTCATTGATATAACTCATATGACCGAAGAGGACCGGAGAGAACATCTCCGACGCGTTTCCCAGCTGCAGACATGCCCGTGCGTCTATTGCACAGCGGTATGCGACCGATGGTCGACCGTCGCGGAGTGCAAGCCGTATCAGGACTGGCTCCGCGTAAACGAGCGTTTAAGAGGCATACAGAGATGAGAGAATTCTCCCGAGGATTCTATCACACCAAGCAATGGAAGGCCGCCAGAGAGGCCGCAATGCAGAGAGACAGCCGTCTCTGCGTCGACTGCCTCAAGCGCGGGCTCTACCGTCCAGCAGAGGAGGTTCATCACATCGTTCCGCTTACTCCCGAGAACATAAACGACCTGGCGATCACGACAGGCCTCGACAATCTGGTCAGCCTCTGCCGGGAGTGTCACAAAGCGCGGCACCATCCAGAGCCGGAGCGCTATCGGGTCGACGAGTACGGACGAGTGATCATCAAAAATTAATCGGATATTCGATATCCGATGACCGGATACCCTCCCCCGGGTGGGCTCCGCGACGGAGGCCCAAGGGACCGAGGCGGGATCCTTTCTTCGATATATTGCGACCTGACCCGCTTCGGCCGGACATACGCAGACATACGCAGACCTAACTGGGCCTGTTTTTATTTGCAAGGAGATAGACAGATTAAGGTGATGAAAAATTACATTCTGGAATATTATCAGCAGATTAAGAACGGCGAGGTGGAGGTCGGCCGGTGGATCCGGCTCGTCTATGAGCTCATCGTCCGTGATCTGGACGAGGGTAAATACAAATATTCACCGAAGAAAGCGAACGAGGCGATCCGGTGGATCGAGACGCACTGCTACCACGTCGAGGGACGCAAGGCGACCAAGCCGCTGAAGCTCGAGACATGGCAGAAGGCACAGATTGCCGCGGTCTTCGGTCTCGTTGATCCGGACGGGCTCCGCCACTACCGCGAGATCTTCGAGGTGATTGGCAGAAAGAACGGCAAGACTTTAAAAGCGGCGGGCATTGGCCGGTTCATCTGGGTGACCGGCGGATTCGGCACACGCGTGTATAACGTGGCACCGAAACTTGATCAGGCTGATCTTGTTTATAACGCCATCTGGACGATGACACAGCTTGACCCTGAATGGATCGAAAAGGAACGGAAGCGCAACGAGCGCGACGCGCACAAGCGCCGAATAAACGATGACGACCCGACGCAGGAGAAGCACCGAATGACAGACTTGTTCATCCCTGCCACGTCTTCGACCATCAAGAAGATCGCATTCGCCGCCAAACGGTCCGACGGCTTCAATCCGTCTCTGGTCATCTGCGACGAGATCGCTGCATGGCCAGCGGCTCCCGGAATCGCACAGTATGAGGTCATGGCCAGCGCATTCGGTGCAAGAGACGACCCTATTCTCTGGAGTATCACGACCGCCGGGGATGTCGACGAGGGCATCTATGACGAGTTGATGAAACGGTCGACCCGCTTTCTACTGGGCGAGAGCACCGAGAGCAGACTGCTGCCGTTCATCTACCAGATCGACGACGTCGACAAGTGGGACGACATCAACGAGTTAAGAAAAGCGAATCCGAATCTCGGAGTATCCATCAAGGTCGACTATCTGCTTGAAGAGATCGAAAAGGCCCGCGGATCTCACTCCAAGAAAGTCGAGTTTCTGAAGAAATATTGCAATATCAAACAGAACGCGACGCAGGCATGGCTGGACAGCGAGGTCGTGCAGAAAGCGAGCGGCGATCGGTTCACTCTGGAAGATTTCCGCGACTGCTACGCGGTCGTAGGCGTCGACCTGTCACAGACCACCGACCTCAGCGCCGTCACGGTGCTCATTGAAAGAGATAGAAAGATCTATACGTTTGCGCATTTCTGGCTCCCGGCCGAGAAGATAAAAGAGGCATCTGTGAGGGACTCGCTCCCATATGATGCCTACATCAAGCGCGGCATTCTGAGCCCATCAGGTACAAACTTTATAGATTACAAAGACATCTACCGATACATTACCAACCTCGTCGAAAAGTATCAGATCTACCCGCTCAAAGTCGGATATGACCGTTACAGCGCGACGTACTTGATTCAGGACCTGAAAGCGTACGGATTCCAGTGCGATGACGTATATCAGGGAACCAATCTTTCCGGCGTCATCTCGGAAACAGAGGGCAGACTGAAAGACGGCGGCATCCGAATCGGAGACAACGATCTGCTGAAAGTCCATTTCCTTAACAGTGCGCTCAAGCACGACTCTGAGCGCAACCGCAACAAACTGGTGAAAGTTTCCCAGAATGCCGGTACCCACATCGACGGAGTTGCCGCTTTCTTGGATGCTATGACGATGCGGGCCAAGTACAACGACGAGATCGGCGGGCAACTTATAAACGGAGGTTAAATCATGGGATTGCTTGATTTTCTTTTTCCCAAAAAGCAGGAGAGGCCGCATCCCGCCGATCCGCGAGCGGAGGCCTATTTCCGGACGGTAACGGCCTATAAGCCACACTTCACGACATGGAACGGCTCCATTTATGAGAGCGATCTCGTCCGAGCGGCGATCGATGTCCGGGCTCGTCATGCCTCAAAATTAAAGGTCGAGATCATCGGGAGCGCACAGCCGAAACTGCAGGCACGACTCCGGATCCGCCCGAATAGCTGGCAGACATGGAGTCAATTCATGTATAGAGCGAGCACGATCCTCGACATGAATTCGACGCTCGTCATCGTCCCAGTCTATGACGACTATATGGAGATCGTCGGCTACTATCCGCTCCTGTGCGAGCAGACGGATGTCATCGAATACGACGGAGTGCCATGGCTCCGGTTCACATTCAAGGACCGGACGACCGCGGCGGAGCGTCTCGATCGCTGCGCAGTCCTGACGCGATTCCAGTACAAGAGCGATTTCTTCGGCACGAGGAACGACGCGCTCGACCCGACCATGAAACTTGTCCATCTTCAGAATCAGGGCATCGAGGAGGCCGTCAAAAATGGTGCGACATTCCGCTTCATGGCGACGATGGCGAATTTCCAGAAGGACGAGGACATCCGCAACGAGCGGCGCAGATTTACGGAATTAAATCTGAAGGCCGAGGACGAGAAAGACGGCGGCATCTTACTATTCCCGAACCAATTCAAGGACGTCCGGCAGATCGACTCGAAGCCCTACACGGTCAGCGACAGCGAGCAGGAGTCCATCCGGACGAATGTCTATAACTACTTCGGAGTGAACGAGGACATATTACAGTCGAAGGCCGTCGGTGACAAATGGGCGGCTTTTTACGAATCCGTAACAGAGCAATTTGCGATTCAATTCTCCGAGGCGATGACGCTCGCCATGTTCTCCGATCGCGAGATCGCACAAGGGACTTATCTCATGGCGACAGCGAATCGGCTTCAGTACATGAGCACAAGCGAGAAGCTCAACGTTTCGACCCAGCTCGTGGACCGCGGGATCCTTAACAGGGACGACGCTCGCGAGATCTGGAATCTCCCGCCGATCCCCGACGGATCGGGTCAGGAGTACATCATCCGCGGCGAGTATCTCAATGCGGAGACACAGGTCACATCGACCGGAGAGGAGGCAGACGATGCCAATTAAACAAGAGAGAGAATACCGGAATCTCGGCGGATTCGAGATCCGGCAGGAGACACCGGAGACGGATGTCGTCGTCGGATACGCGTCGACCTTCGACACGTACGAGTTATTCGAGGACCCGGAATTCGGCAAAGTATACGAGCGCATTGATCCGAGAGCATTCGACGGTGCGGACATGTCCGACGTCGTCTTCCTCAGAGATCACACCGGGCGCGTTCTGGCGCGCACAAAAAACGGTTCGGTAAAACTATCGACCGACGAGCACGGGCTCCTGTCTGAGACGAATCTCGGCCTCACAGGGGCATCCCGCGAAATGCTCGAGGATATCCGCGTAGGCAACTACACGCAGATGTCCTTTTCTTTTACGGTCGAGACTGATCACTGGGAGGGAAACACCCGGGTCATCGACCGGATAAAAAAATTATTTGATATCAGCGCGGTGGCGTTCCCCGCAAATCCATACACGGAAATCGGGCTCTCGGCTCGTGATCTCTTCCACGGAGAGATGGAGAGACAAGCGGAGCGACTGGAAAGCGAGAAGAGAGAGCAGGCCCGGAAACGCCTCGCATTAAAGATAAAGCTCATGAAGGAGGGCAAAGAATGAACATCGAAGAGATGAAACACGACGACATTCAGGTCCGCCTGAGAGAGATCGAAACAGAGATGACCGCAGACGACGCGGATCTCGAGAAGCTCTCCGCCGAGGTCGACGCACTTCAGCAGAGAGAGGCATCTCTCAAGGCACGGGCCGAAAGTCTCAAAGAGCTCCGGACCAGAGTCGCAGGAGCCAAGATCACACCGATCGATAGCACAAAGAGCGCCGAAGAAGAGCGCAAGGAAGGAAACAACATGGAAGATATCGAACTGAGAAAACGCCTCGAGGAGGCACTTGCTGAAAGCATCAAGGGCCGCGCAACAGAAGAACAGCGCGCACTGCTGACAACTAACGCAACAGGCGGCAAGGTCGCCGTCGACACGATCATCGACGAGTTCGTATGGACCGACTGGCAGAAATCACCGCTCCTGTCTCGTATCCGCAAGGTAAATATCAAAGGCAACTACAGAGTCGGTTATGAGGCATCCGCTACTGGTGCAGTCAAGCACACAGAAGGAGCAGCCGCTCCGGCAGAAGAGACTCTGGTCCTCGCATACATTGACTTCGTAAGCGAATACACGAAGAAATGGATCAAAGTATCCGACACAGTCATGGCACTCAAGGGCCGCGCGTTCCTCGACTACCTGTTCGATGAATTCGGCCATCAGCTCGCGCTGGCTCTCGAAAACCAGATTGTCGCAGAACTCCAGACATCCACACTGACAGCAACGGTAACCAATCCGATGAACTCCACGGCAACTATGGCAGGCTTCGCCGCTCTGTCTGACGAAGCGCTCAACCCGGTCGTCATCTGCTCCAAGAGCACATATGCGACCATCATGAACGAGCGCACCACAGCAGGTGCGAAGATCGAAGAGCCGTTCATGGGCTTCGAAGTCCTGTTCAACTCCACAGTAACAGGTCTGCTCGTCGGTGACCTCGACGGCGTCGTCGGCAACTTCCCGGAGGGCGATGAATTCAAATACATCGTCGACGAGACAACATTCGCCGAGCAGGACCTCGTCAAAATCGTCGGCAAGATCCTGTGCTCCATCCATCTGGTCCGCCCGAATGGATTCGCACACGTAACAGTGTCATAACATGAAAGTCCGTATTCTCACGGACACGACCCTCACAGTCAAAGCGGGACAGACCGTCGAAGTACTCGACGCGGAGGTCCCGCTTCTCATTCGACTCGGGAGGGCAGTGTTAGCAGAGCCGCCGCAGAAAAAGAAAGCGGCACCAAAAAAGAAGTAAGCGAAAGGAGGGCGACACATGGACATGCAGGACACACTGCGGAGGGTCCGGATGGCGCTCCGAGTAACGACGACAGCGTTCGACGATGAGATCTCCGACCTCATCGAGGCGGCGCTCCTGGATCTCAACATTGCAGGCATCGAGGGCGATCAGGTCGTCGCGTTTGATAAGCTCACGCTCCGCGCGGTCATTACTTATTGCAGAATGCACTTCGGGAGCCCTGACGATTACGACCGACTCGCGAAGAGCTACGAGACGCAGAAAGGCCAGCTCTGGGCCGCTACCGGCTACACAGTCTGGCCCGAGGGAGTCGTCTGATGGACCGTTCGATCGTGATCACACTGATCCGCGAAGAA